GCAGATATGGGCAGAATCCGGAAAATCGGCTCTGCCCATTTGTAACTATTCACAAATCTTATATCAGTTTTAAACGTTTACACAAAACTTGAAACGGTCTCTCAAGATAATTATTGGTGAAAATTTTCGTGTTGCATTTTCCCCTAAAATTGTACTTTTTAATATAAAAATCTAAATTAGAAATAATATCTTAATATCGAAATCCCCAGTAAATACCGGCTTTCGGCGTTTACTGGGGATTTTCAATGAGCGCAGACGGCGGGATTCGAACCCGCTTAAATGTGCATATAATACCCATAAATTCGGCGCTTGGTTAAAAACGTGTTGCATTTCGTGTTGCATTTTCACGTTTTTATTGAATTGTTTTGGCAAAATAAATCAAAAGCTGATCTGTTATCCGGTGTGTCTTGCAGATCAAAGAGTGTTAGCCAACATGCAAGTTTTTTCTCGTAACAACTGGATTTCCCATCAATCATTTGCTCCATATAGCTGTCAATCTGCTCATCGACAGAAGCGCGTTCTGCGGAAAATGTCTGCATGTATGTACTTTTCATGATGTGGTCAGATCGCCATCCTCCACGCTCTTGTGCGTATTTATCTGGTACATTGAGAATCGTCATTACGGACGCATTTACATGCCGTAAATCATGGAATGTCATGTATGGTATGCCAGCAGCAGAAATCAACTTCCGGAAACGCTTGTAAATGCTGTTACTTGATAGAGGAACAAGTTTGTCCGTTGGCACTTGATCAATTAACTGTCGGATGTAATCCGGGATCCGGAGTGTTCTGTCTCTGGTTGGC